GTTCCTGCACTAGCTGTTGGTGTAATTATAAAAGCTTTTAATCTAGTAGGTCCACCAAATAATACTTGTGTCCCTCCAGTAGTAGAAGTAAAAGCTACATTTAGATCCGATCCTGCCATTTTTTTTCTCCTATATTAAATTATATTTTTTTAAGTCTTCATAAAGTAAAGCAATTCTGTCATCTTGTCTATTAGAAGGTTTTAAATATTCTTGATAATTAGCTTTAGCTTGTATATTACCTAAATCTAAAGGTCTAACATTAATATTATCACTTGAAGTTCCTACTAAATCTTTACTTGATGGAAGTTGTTTTACATCACCTCCACTAAATGTATCTATTACTTTTTCTATATTTTTTAATTTTTTTTCTAAATCTTGTTCTGTATCTTCTTTTTTTTCTTTTTCTTCTGATTTAGTTTTTATAATTTCTGTTGTATCTTTTTCAGTAGTTTGATCATCTACTTCTGTATCAAAACGATCATCGTCTTTATCTTTGTCTTTTTTACCAAAAGAAGATAAAGCTTCGCCTGCAGTTTTTAAAAAATCTAAATTAAATTCCATATTTTAAATGAGGGCCCGAAGGCCCCCTAGTTTATTATTATAAATCTGCTGCGTCTTGTACACTATTGTTTTGTAAATACAAAACAGTAACTGTGCAAGCACCAGTTGTTGCATCACCACTAGCACCAGTAAAGTCAGCTAAAATTTGTAAGTCAGTTGTACCTACATTAGTTGCTTCTGTATCTAAAGTACCGTGAGTAGTTGCTAGAGCTTTAACACTAACTCCATCTAAAAATGCATTAGCATCAGCTTCAGTTCCTACTGAAACAGTAGCTGCACCACTATCATTATTTACAGTTGTTACATTAAGTATAACATCAACTATTTGTGAGTTTGCTGGAACTACTGCACATACTTGATTAAGATGTGAAGCTCCAATGATATCAACTTTTACTGATTGGCCCATAGTAACGAAACCAGTATTTTTAATACTTTCGCCTAATTTTGTGCCAGTTGTTTGACTAACCGTTCCCGCTTTTATCGGTCCGGAAAATGTTGTTGTTCCCATATGTCTATCTCCTTATAATAGTCTGCTTTCGCAGTCGTTTGGGTTATTAAAAATACTAGGCGTATTGCTACGCCTAGTATTAATTAGTTATTATGCTACGCCTTCAGATCCGTATACACCTCTCCAGTCTGTGAAACCAAAGCTGTATCTTTCTCTGCATTTGTATCTTAAATTACCAGATTCAAAATCGCCTTCAACAGCTTTTTTGATTGGTGATCTAACGAAGTGCTTCATTCCATCTGGACAATCAGTTAATATGAAGTATTGATCTGGATTAGTAAATCTTTGATTGACTACTACTCCTTCAGGGATCATACCCATATTTCTCATTGCATTGATATCATTATCAGCAGTACCAGGTCTTAAATTAGACTTGATAATTCTTTCTGCGATAAAGATCAATCCAGGAGGAACTGCAAGTTTTCTTCCAGATAACGCAATTGGTATACTTCTGTCATCTACAGCTTGCGAGATTTGAACTAAAAGTGTCTCTAAAGACGTTTCAGATAAATCTGCAGGTGTTGCTAGAATGTTAGAAGCAGTACCGCCACCACCTAGTGGGTGTGAGCCATTCATTAAAGCTTGGCCATCACCACCTACTGATGTAGTAGTTGCATTATTAAAGATGTTTGCACCTTTGATCTCTTTAGTATGTTGCATTGATCTTGCAAGTGCTCTTGCGTATTTAGCGCCTAGAGAACCATACAAGCCATCTTCTTCAGCTTCTTCTGTAATAGCAAAAGCTAAAGCGACAGTTTCATGTACATATCTTGAGACAAAGCCTTCTCTGCCAGAATCATAACTGATCATGGCACCTTCAGCTTTAGTTGGTGCAGCACCGAATCCGATCATTTGTACATCTTCTTCGAATGCTTTCATTGATTGCTCTGTAGAATATAATGATCTCCATTGTTCAGGATATCTATCATATTCCATACCAAACACGGTGTTTAAACCTAAATTGAGCTGTTTGGTAAAAAGTGCTCTGTTTAAAGCCATTTTTTAACTCCTATTGTTAAGGTTATACACCAGCGTTCTGAGTACCATATAGAGATAGATTGATTACTACTTCTACATCAGCGTCAGCGCCTACTGCATTATTTGGAATATCAATTAATCTTAAAATTCTCAACGTTTTAGCAGTAGTTGCTAAAGTTGCGAAATCTAATTCATCAGTTGAATGTCCATAAGTTGAATTAAACGTGCCAAGTGTTACGTTTGCTAAAGCTCCTACTGCTGTAGAAACAAAAGTTCCGTTCACTTGAACCGCATAAGTAATATTTGGATCATCGTACACGTAAGCTTTAATAGGCTCATTAGCCTTAGCTGTAGTGCCTGTGTTCCAAACTTTAGAGAATTTAACATCACCTGTGTTATTGTCGATGTATTCAACTCCATAAAAAACACCTAAAGCTGTTCCGCCTGCTGTGCCTCTTATGACTGTTCCATCGGCTGCCAAAGTAACGAGGTCTCCACTTGCAAGATTAGCTGCATAGCTATTTGCAATTGCATACTCGTTGGCTCTAATAACACCGCCTGTTAAATGTCTTAATGGTACGAAACCATTTGGTGCATTTACATTTGCCATTTTTATTTACCTTTGTTAGTTGTTAACTGCCTTCCGAACTAACTGTAGTTTTAAAAGTCCTTTGGATAGGTTGGCCTGGTGATTCGACTTTGTTCATGTCGTTTTCGACTGATCTCATCAAGTTCTCTGTCATTTGCGCATAGTAGTCATTTCTTTGATCTAACATTTCTTGCGGCATTTCACAAAGTACCATTCCTTCTATTCCAATATGCCCAGCAAATTTGCCATGTTCTATCGTTGGAAAATGTTGGCCGTCTTTGATAGTTTTAACATCTCTAGGTGCCCAACCTTCTCTCAACCGTTTAGCTACATTCGTAGGTGTCTCCTGTCCCAATACCATTGTTGCTACCCAACGTTGAGCATAACCAGGTCTTGGTTCAGGCGCTTCTAATAAGTTACTCGGTCGCCATTTTGAAGCTAGTTTAGATTTCTCTACTCTAGTTTCATTGTTTATTTTATTATCTTTATTCATAATGTCAGGCTCCTTTCTATTGTCCTGTATCGCTAAAGCTTTTTACTTCTTTAGCAAATCGTTTTAGTGCTGCTTCATCTGTAATATCTATACCAAAGTTTTTAGCAGTGGCAAGATCATCACTAGTTAGCTTAACTCTATTACTAGGTGTTCCTTTTTTACGAGAAACTCCAGCAACTGGAGATTGCACTCTATTGTTTTTTTGTACTACATTTTGTTCCGCTTTGGAAGTGTTTTCTTCTGATTTATTAAAATAAGAAAGACCACTTGATTTTAATCTTTTGGTCATTTCATCATAATATCCAGGATCATGCACGTCCCAACCTTCTTCTGTTAATTCAGCATCTATTCCATAAGCCATAGCTGTTTCTTTTCTATAACCAGGTTTATTAAACCATGCAGAATTTTCTTTAACCCATTCGGTTGCTAAAGGCGGAGCTTTTTTTTCAGTTTTTTCTTTAGGATTAGGTACTTGTGCAGCATAATCTTCAGTTTTAGTCATTTGACTACGAATTTCTGCCATATTTTCATACAGTTTTACTTGTTTATCTGTATTACCTTCTTCTATTGCTGATTTTAATTCATTAGAAACATTAGAAAGTTGATTGCTTAACGATTTATTAGCAATATCGTATGTCTTTTTTTCCATTTTAGACATTCTTTCTTCCATTTCTACTAATTTTTGTTCAGCTTCTGCTCTTTTAGCTACTTCTTTTTGGATTCTTTTACGAACTTTAAGAGAATAAGGCATATCCTCTGAATATTCAGGGACTTCTTTTGGTTTTTTTTCTTCTAATTTAACTTCTCTTTCATTTTCGTAAGTTTTATCTGTTTCTTTCTCATTAGACGGTTCTTGTTGTACTAAATCTTCAATAGGATTAGAAGGTACACTTACTTCTTTCTCCTTTTCGGGTTCTTCTAACAATACTTCTAATTCTTCATTCTTATTTTCTTTTTCTTCGATCATAGTTTCTCCTATGTTGGCATTAACTTTTGTTAATGTATATTATAGTTGTTGAGTTACAATATCTGGACTTTCCAGAGTTGCAATAATCTCATCATCATTTAATAACACCATTTTTACATTTTGTACAGAAACTCTTGCTCCTGCATATCTACCAAAAATAACCCAATCTCCTACTTTACACCAAGGTTTTTTTCTATCGCTGTAACATTCATCACCCATAGCTATTATTTGTCCTACACTATTTAAGTAGGTTTGATTATCTTTGTTAGAATCTGTTAAAATTATCCCACCTTTAGTTTTTTCTACTACTCCTTGAGGTCTTAATAAAATTCTATAACCAACAGGTTGTGGAACTTTATCTGGTGTTGGCACATCATTATCAGTAGCCCAAGCTTCATTACTATTCATCGTCTATATCTCCTTGTTTATATTTTTCAATTGTTTCATTTATTATTTCAAAAGCTTTATCTAAACCTTGACCATATCCATAAATACGTTTGAATTCAGATATATTTTCTACACCTTTATTTAATAAATTTTGTGATAAGTCTTGTTTATGATCTTTTATTTTTTTTTTAATTGCCTGTATTAGACGTTCCATCATTTCCTTTCTTAAAAAAATCTAATGTATCATTAAAATTTTTTCTCAAACCATTTGAAGCAATTGCAAATAAATGTGGTTTAACTGTTTTAATAGAAATTTTTTTGTTTTCTAAAAATTTTTTAGCTTGTCTTATTTCTTCTGGTTTAACTGCCATTAATATCTTTCGTAGCTATTTTATTTTTATTAATACCTTTTTTAATAACATAAGATTGAGTTCCGTTAGCTCCGGTATCAACTTCTTTTTTTAAATTTTTAGATAATTCTTTTTGTTTATTTTCTTTATTTATATTAGCTATATGATCTAAAACTTTTTTAGTCATTCGTCCTGTTGCCATATACTTAATCTCTTTTCTTTTCTTGTCTTGCAACTTTACTTGCAACCTCTACTATTTTCGCTTTAGATTCAGCATCTTTTCTTGCATTTTGTTTTTCACTTTCTTTAACACCTTGCATAAATCTAGCTTTTCTTATATTTAATTCTTCACCTTTTAATGCAAGTTGAGCTTGATCTTTTTGTTGTTCAGCTTGTTGTTTTTGTTCTTCAGGAGAAGGTGGCATACTTCCCATTAATTGTTGTGCTGCTTGTGCTGCAGTTGCTGCTATTCTATTTTCTTCTTCTATACTAATTTCTTGTGATGGCTCTTCATCAAATTCTCTATTAAAATCTCCAGAGGAAATAGGATTACCAGGAGGTACTTGAGCTTGCATTTGTTGTTGATATAAAAATGCCATATGTTGACCTATATGAGCTAACATTGCGGGATATAGTCTTTCTTTAGCTTCAGGGTTTCCACCAAATCTAGGATCATTAATAAACTGTGAATGTACTTGTATATGAGCTTGATGATCTTGATCTTCAAATACTTGAATTGGTTTACCATTAAGTAAAGCCATATTCTCTGACACTGGATCACGTCTAGGTGTATCTTCATCTTCTATCATTAAATCCATATAATCAGGAATATTAAGAGCTTGTAAAAATCTTCTAGTTGCTTCTTTAACATCTATTATATCTGGTGAAGCTTGTGCTAATTGCATACCAGTTTGAGCTAAAGCAATTCTTTGAGCTTGTGAAAAAATATTAGGATCAGAAACTGGAACTACACTAATTGAAGCTGTAAAATCTTTTCTTCTAATTTTTTTATTTTCGCCTATAACTTCAAAAGAATATTCATCATCTAAATACTCTCCATTTAATTCATAAATTAATTTAAATTCTCTACCTTGAGCTTGATGAATTCTTTTATGTATTGCTGAATATACTTTTGAACCTTGTTCTATTAAAGCAATAGTAGTACCAACTGGACCTGACCCTGCAGAATCACCAATCATAGCATCTGCTATTGATGCAAAACGTCTCCCGGACTCAGTTAAAACACCTAATAGTTGTAAGAGAGTAGGCGATGGTTCTTTGAAAGGGAGAGGGATAAAACTCTTTCGTAGATCATCACCATAAGCTTCAACTTCAACCCATTCACCAGGAGAAACAGTAATGTCTCCACCTTCTATTCTGGCTCCTTTAGCTCTAAATCCTCCATTGAGGTTAGCAAAGGCAGCTGAATCTAGTAGTGCTCTTAAAGCACCAGTGCTAGCATGTTGAAGTCC